ATCTTACCGATGTCTTGATTACCAACAATAACAGTACCACTTGGTAAGATCGGTTGTTCAACACCTTCTGAATCGATAAACCATTCTTCATATGACATTAAGTCCATATCAAGCTCTAATAAACGACCTAAGAAAGTGGTGCCATCTGGCTTAACTCTTGGTTCAATTGAACCTAATTTGATGTGACGTTTATCAAATGCATCTCTTACCTTAGGATGTGCTAAGAATGCAGTTTGTGCATCTACATCCATCATAACTATCTTTGGCGCTTTTCCAGTAGCCTTTAAAATAGCTGATCTGATTTCTTTTAACTTTGCTAATGGATTTGCATCTGCATGTGACCATAATTCAGTACCTGATAAGGTTACTTTATCATCTTCATCAAACTTGATTTCCTTCTTGAAACCTTCACCATCAATGGTAACTTTCTTAGAAAGAAGTACTTCTCTCATTTCCCACTGTTCAGTTCTTGTGATTCTATCATCTAAGTCAACTAATGTTTCAGCGACTAACTCTTTTTGCTTTTGAGCTACAGATTTTAACTGATACTCTTGTTCACCGAAACCAACAACTTCTAATTCATGAATGTTTGTTACAACTTCAGGAGCGATTTTAGGTATTTCAACAGATTGAGTTGAGTAACCTTGTTTTTCTACTGGTACACCACCAACATAAGGTGATACAAATGGTGCCATTAATCTCTTACCAACTTTAACATCAAACTCAATCTTAGATGTAGGATGTGTTTTAGATTTTGAGAAAAACATTGATAAAGCTGTAAGTGGTTTCTTTCTTTGATTAATTGCAGCTAACATAACTTTAAAATTCGTTGCTTTTACTGGCATTTAAGGTCCTCCCTATTTAAAATAAATATCATATACTCTTAACTCTTTTTCGTGATCTGCTAATGTACTAGCACCACCAAAAGTTAAAGCTGACTTGAAAAAGCAACCAGATTGGTAAGCTGCTGCTTTTACATCTTCAGTACTTGTTGTATCAACAGTTTCTGCTAATATCATACTTGCCTTTTCAGCCCCATCAGCAAGACCTTTGTTAACAGGTACAAATAAACCACTTGCTGTAATTTGACCTAAAACAGTACCAGCAGTTAAAACACCTTGATTTTTAGCAAGGATAATACCTTTTGCTACTGCAGCAGGTTGAGTACCAGCAATTAAATTAGTTGCATCATATTCTACAAACATAATACCTCCCTATAACATGCTAGCTAGTTCACTAGCCATATTCTTGATTTCCTCACCTTTTGTTGATTGATCATCATCAGCTGGTGTGATTTCATTCAAAACATTAGCATCATTTTGAATGCCCTCTAAAGTTTTAGTTCTTAACTTGTTTTGCGCTCTAGTTTGAATCATAGCAAACTCACCAGCATTAACAGGTTCTTCGAACATTGCCTTGTTTGCAAGTTCTTCTTGACCAGGGGCAGTCAATTCTTTGATGTTCTTGATTCTTTCTCTCTCAGCTTTTGCAACAGATTCTTTGATTTCGTTGTAAAGCTCAGGGTGTTTGTTTTGTAAATCTTGTAGGTTCACAATTTCCTCCTCTTGTTCATTTGATGGCTCTGAAGCCATAGGTTTTGGTTTTGGCTTTGACGCCATATTCATAAACTGCATTGGCATCTTATCAAAATACCTACAGTCTATATCTAGACCATTGAGATTCATATGATCTTCAGACATCATCTGAACATCCATCTGAATTTCATCATCCATTACATCTGCATAACCAGCTGCAATAGCATCTTCAGCTGTCATCCATGTTTCTGTTTCCATTGATTTTGCAATAGTTTCCTTATCAATGCCTGTACGGTCATGATAAGCTGCAATGATTGACTCCTTGATTTTTTCAAGTTCGCTAATAAACTTTTTAAGTTCTGTCGCATTTACATAACGACATAAGCCAATCATAGGATCATGAATCATCATCATGGCATTCGATGGAATAATAATCTTATCACCAGCCATAGCCACAACTGATGCAGCAGAAGCTGCTATACCATCAATAAAAACTTTAACAGTTGCATTATGCTTTCTTTTATAGTTTCTAATTGAATTCAGAATTGAATGACCTGCAAAAACATCACCACCATAAGAATTGATTCTTACATGTAATTCGTTTTTTCCACCTAAATTATCTAAATCCTTATTAAATTGTTTTGGTGTGACTTCATCATCCCACCATGTAGTATTAGCAAGCGAGCCATAAATAAGCATCTCACCAATATCTTCGTTTTCAGCACTGTTCTTAATTTCCCAGAATCGCTCAGCGCCTTCAGCCTTATTAAACAAAGCTGGATTAAACTTTTTTGGCATTAGTAACCTCCAATAGACCTGAGTCTTTCATCAACTCATTTTCTTTCTTGGCAGCTGTCATGTTATCCCTAAAGGATCCACCTGTTAAGCCCATAGTTTCTTGTTCTCTTGTTGAGAATCCTTCTTTAACTCTTTTAGCTGCAGCATTAACTTCTTTTAATGGATCTATTTGCCCTGGTGCAGGACCATTCCACTCAGCACCACAATAAGCCTTTCTAATAATAGGATCTTCTAAAAAACCAGGTGCAGAAATTCTACCCTTTGCTACTGCTTCTGTTAGCCATTCCTCATAGATAGGTTGACAGAAATCATTGGCAAACCAATCTCTCTTCATTCTGAAAGTTTTCCAACCTTCTAATAATGCTGCTCTTGATGCAGAATAAGATTTATTAAAATCCTTTAAAAGTAAATCAGCTGGTATCTCAAGTGCTGCACCTATTTGAATTGAAATAGCTTTGATGAAAGTATCAAAACCTGAGTTTGGTCTAGCAGGATTTGCCTCTTTAACACTTTGACCTTCAGCAAGTTCTACAATCGCACCTGGTGCTAATTTGATGTTAGATGGCTCATCGTCATCATCTTCATCTTCAGCTGGTGTAGTAGAATCATATGGATCATCATCAGCACCAAAGGCACCTAAGTTTTCATTATTCTTATTTTCAATGAAAACAGTAAAGAATGCAGATATAACAGCAGCTGTAATCTCAGCTTCTGTGTACCTTGTCATTTGCTTTAAAGCTTCAATGACTTGTGCAATCATTGGAAGTCCTCTTAACTGACCAACCCTCTCACTCATCATGAGGTGAATGATGTTTTGGCGTCCTGAATTCTTTCCAAACTTTTCAATACGTTTGTACTTTGACTGAAGACCTTTAGAATCACCAGGAAAATGATTCAATAAATGATAGGCTACCACATCACCATATTTACCAATTTCAACACCTGCTCTTATATTCTTTTTAGAATTATAATTATCAGGTGTCCTTATACGATCTGGTTCAATTAACATGACTCTGATATCATAGGGTAATTGGACTCTAGGAATCATGGGGAGCAACGAAAAAGTATCACCGTTAATGGCCCAACAAGAAAAAGCCAGTTGTTGAAGTTCATAAAAGTTATTCATACGTTGTGCATCACAATGAATAGATTCAGCCCACAACAGCCACTCGATTTCAGTTAGTCGCTCCCAAGCATCCGCTTGCTGATCAGACATATTAAGAAGTTCTCTTATTATCTTAGGTCGCATCTTAAGACCAGAACCAACCACATTTGTCCTTGAGGTTTTTACAGCACTAGTAGCAAGTGGCGCAGAATAAAATAGATCTCTTGAACGTTCTCTTAAATCATCTAAGTTTTCATGAATATCTTCATCAGCTGATCCAGATGAAGGATGCCATGATACCATTGAGTTTTTAGTCTTTGATGCACCATGTTCTGAATAACCCTTATTCATAACATCTAATGCTTGTCTTGCAGCGGTTCTTTTCAGTCCAGCCTTAGGATTAAAAAAGGACACTGCTTTATCGATTAAGTTCATGCATTAATCCATTGGTACAACATTCTTTATACGAATACTGCCCTTTCCTTTCAACTTTCTATTCAGCATACTCACTTTGTTTTCCCAGAACTTCACTGAATTTCTAATTTCACTTAGATTAGCCTTGGTTACAGTCTTACCATCAATGGAATAAGATTGACCTGCCATAACTTGAGCTTCAGCTTTGATCCAGTCATCTCTCATCATTTTTGCTTGTTCAAGCCTTTGTTTATTTGTAATGATCCTCACCTCCTACTAAATACCTGAAGAGTGCATTCGACTCTTCTTCTTTTTCTTCTTAGCTTTTCTCACTGGAACTGGTGTTACTTCAGTGCCAGCTAATCTATTCAAACTCTGCTCTACTGCATCAAAATTAGGATTAAGTATCTCTAACGCTGCAGAAGCATAGTTTCTTAGATCCCATGGTTCATTACGAGTTACTATTTTAGTCCAAACAAAGACAGCTTTACCTGCCTTGTATTTAGTCAGTTTCTTTTCTGAACATAAACCCTCAAAATACTTTTGATTGTAACCTCTAGATTCACCCTCAACTTGATCAGATGGAAAGTGACAGAAACCAGGTGGATAAGACTGGCCATCTTCAGGCACTTGAGCTTTAAGGTTTGAAAACATGATTTCCTTACCATTATCAACACCTAAAGTAAAAAGAACCGCTTCATAGCGATTCTTTCTAGAATATCCTCCGATATATGGCACATCATATGAGCCTTTACCCTTAATGGCATAAACTTTCTTATGTTCTCTTGGTCTAGTAAACTTATAAACATAGTCAGGTAAGTAACCTGAATCCACACATGTACACATAATTGGTATTTCGGTACCATTAGGTAACTTGTACTTTCTTGATAAAAAGGTATCTAATGCATTCCAGACTGTAGGTTGCTTAGGATCTCCATAAATCTGTTTGTAATAGATACCCCACGACTCCTTATTTTTACCCCATCCAACAATTTCTATCTCAAGACGATTATCTTGAACATCAACACCAGCAGTTAAAAGTAAAACACCAGCTGGTAGTTCAGTATGATAAACCTCTCTTCTTGCATATAATATGTCCTTGTTTAAAGTATCTCCTA